ATGATGATTATGATGATGATTACGATGATGAGATTGTATACAATGGTTCGAAGTATTCATTAGATAAAACATTAAGTAAATGGATTAAAGATGGAAAGTACAAAGAGATAATTGAATTTGTCAAAATAACATATCTGTTTAAAACTATTATTAATAATTTGGAAACATTTAATGCTAACTTTTTGAAAAACTATGCGATTGGTAAGATTGAGCCACTTATTGTCAGTAACGAAGAATATTTAAATTCGTTATGTGAAATGATAAATAAAGATTATGAATTTTTCAATTATCTAATGGACAATGGTATATTATTGCCAGATGTTTTCAAAAATTGTGTACAAAAACTAGAAAAAAAACTGGCAAATGTAGCCATTTATCATAAATATATAAAACCAATTTTTGAGTCTCTCTGTAAAATAGATAATAATGTTGTATATTATTGGTCTGACAGTGATAGGAACATATATTTTATACAAAAAATTGGAGATTTATTACTATCTTTTACAGATAAATCCATCAATAAATTGGAAGGCATTCTAAATTTTGAAACATTTAAAGAATGTAAATCATTCGATATGTGCAAATCATCAGACTTGATCATCAATATATTTGAAACAATTACAGATACATTAGGAAAAGATGCTAATAATATAAATAACATACTTAAGCTTAATAAGATTCAAGTCATTCATAGTAAATTACTATTGAATAGACATTTTAATGAAATGAACAAAAAAATTTACACTTATCATAATTTTGAGATTGCTGTCAGGTTGTTAGGGCTATTAGAGTCATTAGATAATAATAATGACATCCTAAATAGAAATATTTGCAATAATATAATCAAATATTACAAATCATTATATGTTGCCTCAAATGATGAAAAAGAAAAGACGTCAATTAATGAGAAATTAAGTTCTCTAATAGAGAAATTATCATCTGAACCAAAATATCACAAATCATATATTAATCTATTCATGTTTCTATTTGATAAATATGATTCATATTCAAGTGCAGATTTAGTGAAACTATTAAATGAATTCAAAGATGATGTCATAAAAAGACTTATTAATATAGACCCTTTTATTTATAAATCATTGATTGAGTATTACAAGAAAATATATGGTTATGAATACATATTTGAACACAAACTATTGATTGATATAATTTTGTCATTTATTTCCAAATATCATCTTCTTAATAATAATAATATTGCCAAAGAATTTATAGATTATGTCAGAAAGCTATCTAATGATTATTTTTCCAGCAACTCGATTTTGAATATAAATATTTCTTTATTCTTCGATCATTTGGCACAATATTACAGTCATAATATACTTTTGCAATTAGTGAACAAATCTAATGATGATGGACTAATTAAACTCTTTAAATATTTGGCAGAATCAGGACACTTTAGAAGTGAGGAAACAAGAGGAAAATGTTATAATAATCTAATTGAGTACGCAAAAAAACAAAATATCAATGTCATACAAAAACTTAATTATATTTTCGCCAAAAATCCTGAATCATCCAATACAAATACAAATAAACTCCACCAATTATATTATCTTAACAAATTTAACTATGTGTCACTAAACAAATACAATTATTAAATTAGATTTATTAATATATTTTCTTCATATATTAATAATTACATATAAATGTATCCATCATATATTGCTATGGCTGTTACTGGGTTTTTGATGTTACTCATTTTATACACTTTGTATATTAATGACGAAAAATTATCTTCTTATCAAAAAGTTGTCATATTGATAGGTTTGGCTACTATTGTCTCTATTCATGGTTTGGCACATGCTTATTCTGAAATTAATTTTGGTTTTAATCCTTTGAAAGGTGATTTCACTTATGAAAAAAATAAACGGCAATTATAATCTCATATCTAATTATAGTATCAATTATCATTAATGGGCAATATTTTCGCAAAAATGTGGAATAAATTATTTTCTGATAAAGAACACAGAATCCTAATGTTAGGTTTAGATAATGCAGGTAAGACAACTATTTTATATAAAATGAAACTTGGTGAAACTATCACTACAATTCCAACTATTGGATTCAATGTAGAAACTGTCAAATACAAAAATATCAGTTTTAACACATTTGATGTTGGAGGACAAGCCAAAATTCGTCCTTTATGGCGTCATTATTATCAGAATGTTGATGCTCTCATCTTTGTAATTGACTCTACAGATTCTGACAGATTCTTAGATGATGAAAAAAAAGATGGATCTGTTCAATATGAACTAAATAATTTATTTGAAGTTGAAGAACTTAAAAACATCCCCATCTTGTTTCTTGCCAATAAACAAGACAAAGAAGGAGCCAAAACTATTAGTTATATTACTTACACACTTGAACTTAACAAAATCAAAAATAGAAAATGGTATATCCAAGGAACAAATGCCATTTCTGGTGATGGAGTATATGAAGGTTTTGATTGGTTAAGCAAAATTTTAAGTCAAAAAAATTGATAAATAATATATTCTGGTATTAATCATTAGTATTGCTTTATTAAATCTAGTTCATATATATTTGAACTAACCACATATACACTTATGTCTTTAGAATCAAAAATTCAAGAAACACAAAGTAATATGGAAAAAATTCCATATGAATGTATTATTGGTATTACTCAATATATGCATTTGTCAGATATATCTAAATTGATCAGAACATCTAAATATTTCCATTCATTAAATCTGTTCAATTCACTCTGTGACAATCTGTTTTTTGTTGGCAATGATAATTTGACTTTGGACAATTTAGTCAAGTTTGTCAAAGATAACAATACATCCAATAAATCTGACACATTTCTCCAAATTACATCATGCAAAAATATTACTATTAAAGATATTCCATCACTTATAAATATCTCTAATAAAAAAATCTTCTCTTATTTCTGTCATGAAATCGAACTCAATAATTTATTTCAATATAATCTATCTATCTATCCAGAATCATTTGTCACTACAAATAACCTGACCTCACTCACTATCTGTGCTCCTTTCATTAATGATTTTAATGTATGTGAAATTGTTAAGTATAATCCCAATTTAAAGACTCTTGATTTGAGTGGCAATTCTTTAATTAGTGATGTATCAATATATATTATAACTGAACGTCTTAAAGATTTAGAATGTTTATCACTTGGTAATAGAACAATACAAATCAATACTCATGAAACTATAATACAACTTATGGACATCAATTATAATACAACTTATGGACATCAATGATGATAGTATTGATTTCTTTCTGAGAACATCTAAAAAGATTAAAAAACTTGTCCTTAATGGTTGTAATATCACATCTAACATCTTTGTGACACTTTATCAAAATTCTTCTCAACTTGAATCACTACATATCAATGGTGTATTGTCATTGGAAGTTATTGATGATGATGATAATGATTTTGAAGAAGAAGATTTCAGACCACATAATTTTACATTTGACTACATATCATCTCTTCCAATTCCAAATATCATGCCAAGTCTCAAAGAATTGACATTGTCATATGTTGTGATTCCAATTGATATCTTCAAATGTATCATTAATAAATTTCCTCTCAAAACACTCACACTTTCAGAAAAGACCATTATTACAAATTTCTTTGATTTAGATGAGACAACTATTTGGAATGATATTACTAATAATATTGACAATATTACTCTTCAAAAATGTGTCTTACCAAATATGCAAGACTTTATTATCAAAACTAAACCTACAGAATTACATCTTAATAATGTTGATTGTTCTGTAACAAATATCAGAAACATCTTAAATAATCTTAAGTTCAAAGTCATTGATATTGTTCATACAGAACTTTTACCTCAAGACATCACACTTATTTCTGATACTCAATTTGATACCTTAGAGAGTCTTACATTAATGTATTGTATTAAAATATCACCTTTTCCAATTCTTCCACTAGGGAAATTTGAAAAGCTCAAAGCACTTAATTTCCGTGATTGTGGTATTATTACATCAATTGATCTTTTCAGATTTTGCATTAGTTGTCCTGTATTACAAGATCTGAAAATTTCTGTCAATGAAAATCATTATTCTTCTAGAATGTCTCAAATTAATAATGCTTACAAGAATACAAATATTTCTGCACAATTAGATTTATCTGATCTCTATAATACATGTAATTTTATCACATGTATTATGATTATTTGCAGGTTTCCATCATTCGTCATTCAAAAGGTAAAATTAGACATGATGAAATATGGTATATCAGAAATCAATAAAGAACACAAATCTAATTTAGACTTTCCAATTGATATGTCTACTAGAGGTCTTCATGGTGCATTAGATGAAATCTCACCTAATTTGACTGGATTTACATGTTTAGGATTGTTCGTCATGTGTCCAAATCTTAATAAGATTACTGGATTAGGGAAACACTTTTTATCAATGAATTATGTGAATTATCTTTGTGAAATGATCAAACCAAAATACATCTCATATATTAGAACGATTTTTAATAAATTTATTTTTTCAGAACAAGATGAATCAATAATTAAAATGGATGTTATTATGGAAATGACTGTCTCGTCATTCAGTAGATTCTGTAATGATGGTGTCGTCCCGCCTTTAGAGAACATTGTCAAAATATTCAGGCAATACTATGGAAAAAAAGTAGGTGAATCATTTTGTGATCTGAATATTTATTCAGATAGTAATGTCTTCAGAAATGTCAGAACTGGAACCATAAATATTTCCTTTGAGAAGAAAGAGAACTGGAAAATATTTAATATTAAATTTTCAGATAACTTCAGATCATTAATTACAACCTACAAGAACAATCAAATGAAATTATTGACAAAGAGAAAGGAACCACATACATCATTCACTGATCACCAAAATAAATCAAAACTCCTGATGACTGAATCAAAAACTGCATTACCTTCAGAAAGTGCATCTTTAAAGAGTATTGAAGAAAAAAGCGAGGAGAAAACGAAACAACCCAGTTTGGATAAAAAACTGAACGTGAAGAGGACAGTTGGACTAGTCACAAAGAAGAGTGGTGTACATTCATATTCGAATAATGGCACATTCCCTAGATTCTCTAAATGTTGGTATTGTTTCAATGTTTATAATTATTTAGTTCGTGATTATCTCACTACAGAAGATATCTCTGTTATTTAATGAATCCAGAAATAAACAAATCAAATAGAACTCTTAAATGATTCCAAATAATTATTAACATCTAAAGAGGCCATACAACCATCACCACAAGCAATGACAGGGACTTTATAAACATGTATTTTTTTATTAAATAAAAATTGAATAAGTAAAATTAATTACATAGATAAATATTCTATTAATAAATATAAAAATAGTAATACAAATGAACACAATAAAAGGACTTCAATATGAATTATATGTATGTAATCATCTTAAAAAATCTTACAATCAAATATTTTTATGGAAAGATTGTCCTGAAAGCATACTTATTGAACATAAAATTATTCTTAATTATGATACTTACTCAAATTGTAGAAGAGATATTGGTATTGATATTGTTGCGATTAAAAATAATAAACCTGTTTTCATCCAGTGTAAAAATTACTCTCAAAATGTCACTATTAATGACATTTCTGGATTCTTATGGTTTCTCGGATTTTATGCTGGTAATAATGAATCTATTTTATGTTATTCCAATGGTATTAGCAAAAATATTCTTGACACGATAAGTGAGAGAAATGGATTATTTGGCAATTCTAAATTATCAACTCTACATATACCATTTACCAATCCTGAATTAATTCTTGACAAAGAAGACATTAATAAGGAAATTATTCCTAAGGACTATCAATTGGAGGCAGTCAATAATCTGAAAGGTCTAAACAAGTCTATTTTATCATTGCCTTGTGGTATGGGTAAAACTTTTACAGCATCATTAATTGCAAAAAAATACTCTAATATTATTGTCATTGCTCCACTCAGACAATTAGTTTTAGATTTGGTTGATAATTTTTCAAATTACATAAATAAAGACCATAAAAAAGTTATTATTTCTTCCGATGGATTCACAAATTATACAAAGTTGATAAAGCAAATTGGAATGAGAAATATTGTTGGTGTAACTTATGACTCTGTTAGTGTCTTAAATGAAGTCATTGATATATTGTGTGATTCTATCATTATAATAGATGAATATCATAATCTGTCCAAAAATAATTTGGAAAATTCAGAAGATTCAATTTATAAGTTGATTAATTCAAATCAAAAAATAGTATATTTGTCTGCAACACCAAATATGAATATTAATCATGATGGAATCTATAAATATGAATGGTCGGAAGCAATAAAGAATAAATATATA